ACAGAAGTTACAACAACAATTGGTACAAGTGCTATTTTATTTGAACAATTTTCAGGTGCTGGTCAAATCGTAGCAGGTGCTGCTTTAACAAAATCTGGTAATCAATTAGATGTAGCTGTAGATAACAGTTCAATAGAAGTTACAGCTGACGCATTAAACGTAAAAGCATTAGGTATTACAAATGCTATGTTGGCAGGTTCTATAACTAATTCAAAATTATCAACACCTTATTTTTATATTTCTGATGAATCATCTTCTCAAACACAAATTAATTTAACAGAAACATTAAGAATAAATGCAGGAGAAGGTATTGATACGATAATTTCAGGAGATACTATTAACATAATAGGAGAATTGGCAACATCATCAAATATAGGTGTGGCTAATTTCCCTACAGCAAACTTTACAGTTACAAGTGGTTCAGTAGAAATAACAACAATAGATGGAGGAACATATTAATGGCATTTTTAGCTTGGCATATTATAGCAATACTTACAGTAATGGCCGGTTCATTTTTAATCGGATACAGTATTGGTAAAAAAGACGAGAAAGTTAATTACAAATTTGCAGATAAATTAAAAAATATTTTTAAAAAATAATTAGATTATGACAACTGTAATTAAACCAAAACGCTCGGAAATAGCATCATCCATACCTACATCAGGTCAATTACAAGTAGGTGAGTTGGCTATAAACATTACCGACGGTAAAATTTATACTAAAACTTCTTCAAATATTATTAAAGAATTGGGAGGTGCCGGTTCTGTAACATTACAAGGTGCTACGACAGCAGGTAATATAACAACTCAGGATATTATATTAAATGGATCAAGATTAGTTTTTGAAGGACAAGTTGAAAACGCTTTTGAAACTTATTTGTCTGTTGAAGAACCTACACAAGATAGGTCTGTAGTTATTCCTGATCAAACAGGAGTCGTAGCAATAATTCAAAATGGTTCTAGTATTGTTTTTGAAGGATCTATAAATGATAATTTCGAAACTACATTAACAGTTACAAACCCAACAGCTGATAGAACAATTACTTTACCAAATCAAAATGGTATGGTTGCTATGGATGGCGATGCTTTAGCTTATTCAATTGTGTTTGGATCTTAATTAAAAATGGCTAGTACTTTTAAAAATGTAGGTGCTTTAATTAACACTAACGATAACGTAAGTTCTGATATATACACAGCTCCTGCTGCTACATATGCTGTTATTCATTCGCTTTTTTTAAGCAATCATAGTACTTTATCTGTTGCAAAAGTAGATGTAAAAGTAACTACTGACGGAGGAACTACGTTTTATAATGTTTTAAAAGGCGCTTCAATAGAACAATCTAATACTTTAATTATAGATAAACCTATAAATTTAGAACCTTTAGACAAATTAAGAGTAATAGTTCAATTAAATGAAGACTCTACAGTACCGGTTGTTCACGCTTTTGCAAGTATTTTAGAGATAACTTAATTTTTATTATAAATATAGGATAAATTAAAACTTATGGCACTTGTAGTTAGTAATTTCAATAATGCTTATACATCTAAAACTGATGAATATGCTATACACGCTTTAAAAGTTATTGATGACGGATTATTAATATATACCAAAGTGAAATATAATAGCAACGAAACTTTTAACGCTACAACGGGCGAAGGTTTTGCATACGGAGGATTAGAAGATTTGGAAGAAAATGTTTTAGCAGATGGAACAACTAGTGCTAATTCTTCAATAAGAGGTGTTAATGAAAATGTTGCTTCTTATTTAAATAATAAAGGAAAAAGAAATTACGATCAAATAAGATTTGATAAAGATAAATTAACTTACTACATTAATGCTGATGGATTTATTGTGGCAAGATATTTAGAAAATTATACGTACCCTAAAAATTCAAACGGGCAACAAGAAAATTATAGGAATTAAAAATGGCAGATTTTGTTTTAGGTAGAATTAAATTTAAATGGCGTGGTGATTGGACTGTATCTACATCATATATAAAGGATGATATTGTAAAATATGGAGCTAATACGTATGTAGCTTTGGTTAATCATACATCTGCATCAACTGTTCCTACTTTTTATACTGATTTAAATACTAATTTTTATTGGGCTCTTCATACAGAAGGATTAGCTTTTAAAGATGAATGGACAACCAGCACATTTTATAAATTAAACGATATAGTAAAATTTGGTTCTCAACAATATCGTCTTACAACTCCTCACACTTCAGCAGGTACTTTTTTAGATACTACAAAATTCGTAGTTTGGAATGAAGGATTGCAATTTGAAGATACTTGGAATTCTTCAAAATATTTTCAAGATGGCGATGTTGTAACTTACGGTGGGTATTCTTATATATGTAAACAAAATCACTCAAATCAAATTCCATCTACTGCAACTTCATATTGGGAAGTATTAACAGTAGGTTTTAAAGCTCAAGGTGATTATAATGCAGGAACAAATTATAAAACAGGAGATACAATTAATTTTGGAGGTTGGTCATACGTTTGTATAGTTGATGCTCCTGCAGGACAAAATCCTCAAAACGCTTCTAATAGATGGACAGTTATTAATGAAGGATTTAAATGGATGGGCACTTATAGTGGTTCTACAACTTATTATAAAGGACACGTAGTAGAATATACTACAAGCACTTGGGTAGCAATAGCTCATAACGTTTACAATATAATTCCAGGTTCAGATCCTACTAAATGGCAATTAATGGCACAAGGTGATTCTTCTGCTGTTATGACAACTAGAGGAGATATTATTGTTAGAAGTTCATCAGCTGCGGCAAGGTTGCCTTTAGGACCTCAAGGTTCTGTATTAATGTCAAATGGTATAGACGCTGTATGGAGTGAGGCAGCTGCGGATAATATTATACACGTTTCAAATTCAGGAAGCGATTCATTCAATTCTGGTAAAGAAAGATCGCCTTTTAGAACAATACATCACGCTCTTAGTCAAGCAAATAAAGCTGGCGTTTTAGCAATTAATACTCCTTCCGGAGGTACTGGAGGTGTAGCGGGAACATATACAGTTACAACTACAACTTCAAGCGGTGCCGGAACAACATTAAGACTTTATATAACTACAAATGGAAGTACACCTCCAACTATTGATGATATTATCATTGAAGATGGTGGATATAATCACGCTGTAGGAGATACTATTACTGTAAATAGCACATTAATAGGAAATACTGCAACTAATTTAACTTTCACAGTTCGATCTACAAGTATAGGAGATTACGTTACAGTAAATGATGGAGTGTATAGAGAATTATTACCTTTAGTTATTCCTGAAAAAGTTAACTTGTCAGGATCTTCATTAAGAGGTACAGTTATTGTTCCTGCTTCAGGAAATAGTACACAAATTGCTACTATAAACAATATTTCAGGAGGTACTGGCGGCAGTAATGGTACATACAAATATTTACATCCAACATCTTCAGGTTCAGGTGATGGTTGTGTTGTTACTGTTACTAAATCAGGCGGCGCGCCTACAGTTTCATTACATCACGGAGGACACGGTTACATAGTAGGAGAAACATTAACAGTTCCTTCAGGAAATTTAGGTGGAGGAACTACTTTAACTTTTCAAGTTGCAACATTAGAATTAAATAATGCTGCCAATATGTTATTGACTAATGATGGTAATAACATAACTTATTTTTCTCTTAGAGAATTAAGTGGAGAACCAGTTGGCGGCGGATATACTTGGCACGGTAAAAAAAGAGCAGCCGCAATTTCTTTAGATCCAGCAGGTTCTATTTCTGATAGATCTCCATATATAAAAGATTGTTCTGCTTTAGTTCCTAATAACGTAGGTATTATGATTGACGGTGCATTACATTTACCTGCAGGATATACTTATGGATCAACTCTTTCAAGTAATAGATCAATTTTAGCAAACGACTTTACACAAATAAACAATGACGGTATAGGTGTTTGGGCTTTGAATAATGGTAGAGGAGAAATGGTGTCTGTCTTTACTTATTATTGCGATACTTCATACTTAGCAACAGGCGGAGGATTTTTACGTACATTAGGAGGTTCAGGTTGTTACGGAGAATACGGAGCTATAGCTAGTGGTAATGATGAATACGAAGTTGCAAAAACGGCATTTACTAGAGGATCATCTATAGAGTTTGTATCTACTTCTTTCACTGGTGGTTCTAATGATGAAAATATGTTAGCTGTAGGTGATACTCTTTTAGGTACAACTTCAGGTGCTACTTCTACTATTTTCTTCTTAAATACATCATCTAAAAAAATATTCATTACAAATATTACAGGAAATTATATTAAAGGTGAAACAATATTAGCTACTAAAGTAAATTCAACTCAATATACTTTTAATTTAAATAATTTATATGGACAATTAGCAACTACAAACGCTAGTTATGGTGTTCAAGGTTATCTGGTGCCAATTTATAGCACAAACGGTTTATTAAGTGTTGCAAATCCTGTTGATTTAGGATCAAATATAAAATTTGCTGGTAATCCTACATATTACAGATTAACAGCCATTACTGATGAAAATTTTGGTAATCAACAAGCAGTTATAAGAATTAATCCAGCTTTAGCACAAAGTACTACAACTGTTCCAAATACAG